ACAGAGAACTAAAGGTTTAACTGACTGGAGCAATTCAGCAGAATTTGACCTTATGCGTTCAACTCTAGTTTCTGGAGTTTCAGGAACAGTTCCTAAGATGAGTGGTGTGCTTGAAGCGATTTCTCGCTCAACTAACTATTCTGCTTGGAACTCAGGCACAGTATGGTCAGCATCAATCCTTAAAGGTGCGATGAAGGCTTGCTGGGATGCTTCAAATGGTGATGTAGCAACTGACCTGATATTGGGTTCATACCTGAAATCAGCTACAGATGACTTCACTAACAAATCCACGAATGTTGTTACAGGTACAAACGTAAGAGAGGTTATCCTTTCAACTGATGTATTTGAAACAGGTCTTGGTAAAGTAGCTGTTCACACAAGTAGATATCTATATCAATCTGGTGATGCTACAGGTAGAGTATTGGGAATCCGCCCTGAGAAATTGAAAGTTGCTTATCTGCAACGACCATACGTCAAAGAATTACCTGCAACTGGTCCATTCACTATGGAATCAGTTATCGGTATGATGACTCTGGAAGTCCGCAATAGACAATCCAATTTCTATGACAATGGGTTCTTCATTGGATAGAAACAATTAACACTTTTAATTGCCTATTGGGGCGGCATTTCAGACCGCTTGCCCCAAAGGTCTGAAGACAATGAAAAAAATATTATTTGGCAATGATGCCAGACAACAGATTAAAAACGGAATAGATAAGGTTTGTGATGTAGTCAAAGTATCTCTTGGCGCTCAAGGAAAGAACGTCTTGATTTATACAGGCACACATACTGAAGTTATTAATGACGGAGTTTCTATTGCGGAGGCGGTAGATGTCAAAGATGAAACAGAAATGGCTGGGATACAATTAGCCAAACAGTGTGCTAACAAGACAGACGAGGATGCAGGAGATGGAACTACAACCACACTTGTACTTTTACAATTTATATTAAACGAGATTATTCAGCCTATTCAAACAGAAGACCCGAGAATAGTCAGAGACAGACTGTTTAAAGAGGCTCAAGAAGTCCTAGATAAGGTAGATGTTAAACAAATAGAGACTAAGGAAGATATCTACAACCTAGCAAATACAGCAAGCTTAGACTCAAATATAGCTACAATTGTGTCTGATATATACAATGAACTAGGAAAAGATGCTCAAGTATCAGTAGAAGAGACTTATAGGACAGTCTTAGAAAAAGAGATATTAAATGGAATCAAGTTTGAATCAAAAAAGGCTGACAGATTTAGTGAAGATAAACAAATCATAGAAGATTGTGATGTTATGGTTTTAGATAAGGTTGAAACAATAGATGATTTACAAGAAGGAGTTAAACGAGCGGTAACTAAAGGAAACAAATACCTATTAGCAATAGCCAATTCATTCTCACATTCATCATTGGTATCAATAATGGGTCTAAGAGACTTTAATATCGTACCAGTTGAATACAAGATGTTTGCGGCAATAGAAGACCTAAGAGACTATGCCGGAGAAACCGTGAAAAAAGTCATAATAGAACCATCATTCACGACTATAATTGGCGGAAGTGGAAACGCAACTGAAAAGATAGAGAAGCTAAAAGAAAAACTAGCCAAAGAAGAATCGGCCTATGAACGAGAGAACATTGAAAAGCGTATAGCACAACTAGGAGGCAAAATAACAGTTATAAGAGTTGGTAAAGATACAGACGTAGCACGACATGAAGCAGTCTTAAAGATTGAAGATGCTCTCGGGACTATTAAAGGCGCTTATGAAACTGGATATTGCAAAGGTGGTGGTATGGCATTAAGAGAAGCAGTAACTCATGCAACGCCAAAAAAAGGATTGGCAGTAAGTCAGTCGATGTGGAATATTTGTGAATCTCCATATCAACAGATTTGCGCTAATGCTGGAGGAGAAATAGAAATACCAGACACAGTGATTGACTCATTTAAAACAGTTAAACATTCACTATTAAACGCTCTATCAACAGCGACAAGTGTCCTAATGGTTGAAGCAGCTTTGATAAAAGAAAATGACGATTCGGCGTAAATTCATTTGTGATGCAGTAGACTATTACAAGCGTAACAATGTCGAGGATTACAGCAAATTCTTAGATATTATTGAATTTAAACGAAGCCAACTGGAAGACCCTAAATATGCTAAATTGGTAGGAGCAACAGAGTTCAGACAACTAGGAACATTACCTAAACAACTCGCAGACCAATTATACTATGTCTTAGATGGAGTATCAGAACCAAGATTCCTAGAAAAAGAAGGAGAAACAAAATGGTTCTTCAAGAAGTTTCCAGAGTTCTTAATCCCTAGAAATTACTAACATGCTATCACTTTGTTTAATAGTAAAAGCTACAGATAGAGAATCAGAACTCTTAGATAGATGTCTAGGATATGTTTCAAAATATGTAGACGAGATTTGTCTAACTATAACTGGAGAAAATAAGAAATGCGAAAAGGTAGCCAAGAAGTATAAAGCAAAAGTATCTCACTTTGAATGGATAAACGATTTCGCAACAGCTAGAAACTTTAATTTCTCGCAAGCAAGTGGAGACTATATTTTATGGCTAGATTGTGACGATATCCTAAAAGGAGCAGATAAACTACCCACACTACTTGAAAAGATGGCAAAAGATAAACTAGATGCTGGAGTAATGAACTATCTGTACGAATTTGATGATGACAAGAACTGTACAGTCAAACACCTAAAGACAAGGATAGTTAAAAAAGGAAGTGTAAAATGGATAGGAGAACTCCATGAAGATTTTGAACCCCTGAAGGAAATAGAAAGTTATTTTATTAAAGATATCGAAGTCCTACATTTAATGGACAAAGAAACAGAGCAAGGGCGTGGAGATAGAAATGTTTTAATAGCAGAAACAGCACTAAAAAACAAACCAAAAGACCCACGATCATACTGGCTAGTGGCTAATGCTTATATGCAGGTTGGAAAAACTGAAGAGGCTAAAGAGAAATACAAAGAATTTATTTTAATGTCCAACTCAGACGAAGAGAAGTATATTGCTAACATATATCTAGGCAGAATAACCAAAGATACATTTTACCCACTTAGGGCATGGGAACTCAGACCAACATATCCAGACGCTTATCACCTAATGGCTGAGATACTTTATTTGGCTGGAAAGAAAGAAAGAGCTCTAAATTTTATAGAACTAGGATTACAGATGCCAATCCCTGACAAAGAGATAATAGTTTATAATCCCAGAGACTATGACTACAACCCACTAATGATGATGATTAAGATTTACATGTCATTAGGTAAGTATACGAAGGCTTTTGAAATAGTTAATAAATTGGCTGGATGGTTTCCAAGCGATAAAAAGGTCAAAGAATATCAAGCAATGATAAGCACAGAGGTCAAAGAATTATTAGATATCCAACCAATCATAGAAGAAGCTGAAAAGATTAAAGATAAAGAAGAATTAAAAAAGTTCCTAGACAAACAATCAGATGCAACTAAACAGCATCCATTATTTGCTAGCTTTAGAAATAAGACTTTTATAAAAAAAGAGACATCAGGAAAAGACCTTTGTTACTACTGTTACCCAACTACAAAAGAATGGTATCCAGGAATGACAGGTGGAGTCGGTGGAAGCGAAGAAGCAGTAATAAATCTAGCAAATAAACTATCTAAACTAGGATGGAATGTAACAGTTTACAATAGTTGTGGAAAGAACGCCGGCGTTTATGATGGAGTTACCTATATAAACTGGTGGGAGTTTAACATACGAGATAACTGGGATGTAACGATATTTTGGAGACTCCCAAGACCATTTGATATGTGCAATGATTTCGGTAAGAAATTCCTAGACCTGCATGATACTATACTCCCCGGAGAATTTACACCTGAAAGACTAAAGAAGATTGATAAGATTTTTGTTAAGACAAAAGCACATAGAGATTTATTCCCCGATGTATCAGATGATAAATTTGCAATCATACCAAATGGAGTAGACCCATCGCTATTTGAAAATAAAATAGAGAAAAATCCATATCTTATTCTGAATACATCAAGTGCTGATAGAAGTTTAGAATCAGTATTAGATATATTTGAAGAATTAATTAAACAAGAACCAGATAAGCCTTGGAAACTAGCATGGTACTATGGATGGGATACTTTTGACCCAGTACATAAAGATAACAACGAGTTGATGGCATGGAAGGCTAAAATAATCTCAAGATACGAAAAATTACGTAAGGATGGAAGATTTGAAGGCGGTATGATGATAAATCACGCTGATATAGCCAAGAAGTACCTAGAAGCAGGCATTTTCCTATATCCGAGTTCCTTTTATGAGGTACATTGCATATCCATATTGAAGGCTCAATTAGCAGGTTGTTTATGTATAAGTTCAGATTTTGCCGCACTTAATGAAACAAATAAATATGGTATAAAATTTCATACATCGGGAGATAAGTGGGGAAAGGAAAATACCTTTGGCGATGACGAAAATAAGGAAAAATACTTGGATGCGATAATAAATCAACCAAAGATAGATATTGATAAAATGAAGACGTGGGCAATAGAAATTGGAAATTGGAATGGTATTACTAAAAAATGGCACAATGTATTGACAAACTGCTAACCAGCACATATAATAGAGATATAATAATTAAAACTATATCTCTATGGAAAAAGTATGTATCCTCTGCGGTAAAAATTACAAACCAACAAGGTGGGGACAAAAGTATTGCAGTATAAAGTGTCTAGGGGACAGTAAGAGAAAGTCAGTGCAAAAGAAGATTTGTATAAACTGCGGAAAAGAATTTGCACTCTCAAGACGGTTTTCACAAAAAGTAAATGATGCTCGGTTATATTGCGGAAAGAGTTGCGCATATTATGGAAGCGAAAGGAATAAGAAAATATCCAAAACCAGAAAGGGAGTTCCACTGGGAGAAAAAGCCGGAAATTGGAATGGTGGAAAAACAATATGCAACGGTTATGCAAGAATAACTAAAACAGGCAAGAGATTACATAGAATTGAAGTTGAAAAACATATTGGCAGAGAATTAACTTGTGATGAAGTTGTCCACCATATAAACGGAAACAAATTAGATAATCGTATTGAAAACCTAAAAGTTATGACAAATATTGAACACTGCAAGCTACACAAAGAAAATATGGAAATAGAGAGAGATTCAAAAGGCAGGATAGTTAGTTATAAGATAAAATAACAAAGAATGGAACCAAGAGTTACAATAGTTGTTACCTGCCGAGAGACCGACACTCCAGACACTACTTTGAAAAGTTTAATGGATCAGGATTATCAGAATTATGAGTTGATCGTAGCAAGGGATGAAGGAAAGGGAGCAAACTACGCCAGAAACAAAGGATTTAGAAAAGTTGACACAGAATTTGTCCTATTTTCAGACGATGACATTATTTGGAGAAAAGACGGCATCACAAACCTCCTAGAAGCCCTAAAATCGCACCCAGACAAGAGTTACGCCTACGGAGCATACTCATTCACCAATAAAGATTTAACACAGTGTAACAGGCCGTTTAACGGGGAGGATTTAAAGAGAGGAAACTACATTTCAACTATGAGTTTAGTCAGAACTAAGGACTTCCCGGGATTTGATGAAAGTTTAAAGAGATTTCAAGACTGGGATGTGTGGCTGACGATGCTGGAACAAGGCAAGGAAGGAGTATGGTGCGGACAAACAGTTTTTGACACGGAATATGTAGAACACGGAGACGGGACAGAAGACGAGGAAATTTTAATAAAAAAGCATGCGCTATAATCTGGGATCAGGAGCAAACAAGCTAGAAGGATTTAAAAACCTAGATAAACTGGAAGGATGGAGTTTTGAAGACGGGATTGGAGAGGCAGAAGCGATCACAATTTCCCACGCCCTGATGTATGTCAAAGACCTTCCGAAAGTTTTGAAAGGATTATACGAAGCACTGGAAGACGGAGGAGTTTTACGAATCACCGAAGATGACACGAATCATTGGAAATGGCCGGATAGAAATATAGACACCTCACCGATGCAGATGCAAAGAGAACTAAAAAAAGCAGGTTTTAAGACCAAACTGTGCAAACCAAGAGAGACAAAATATAAAGATAAGTCACTGATACAGGAATTTCATGGTAAACCGCCTAAAGTATTTCACATAGAAGCATGGAAAAAATAAGACCAAATATAAATCCACAGTCATGGGAAGCATTTCCAGCAGGAGAATTGCAACGCCAATATGACAGAGAAGATAGGGTAAACATTTTTGAAAACATAGAACATTTAATTAAACCAACCGATACCATTTTAGATATAGCTATTGGTGGAGGAAGGGAAATAAGAGTTATTAGAGAACATAGGCTAACCAACATAATAGATGCCTGCGATTATTTTCAAGATGTTATTGATTTTATAAAAGAAAAAGATTTAAAGATAAGGAAATTATTCATATTGGATGCCAATACTAAATTTAAAATAGATAAATATGACATCATATTGGCTACCGAGTTAATAGAACATTTGGAAAATCCATTAGGATTTATAAGGCATTGCTTAAAATTCGTGAATAAATACCTGATTATTACCTGTCCATATCAAGATGTCGGACACCACAAACAACACGCTTGGAGCATAGATGACCCGAAAGATTTAGAAATAGAGGGTGGAAAAGTTAAAATAATAAATATCGGAGGAACGCCTCATTTATTAGGAATATATGAACCTATTTATTAGTCCTCACTGCGATGATGAAACATTGTTTGGAGCTTATACAATAATGAATGAAAAACCAAAGGTTTATATTTGGGAAACAACACCAGAAAGACTAAATGAAAGTATTGAAGCTTTAAAGATATTGGGTGGAGAATTTACAGATACATTAAAAGGAAATTGGGAAAAAGTTTATGCGCCAGCGTTAGAAAATGGACATCCACTACATGATGAATGTCATAATTATGCTAAAGATAGATTTGAAAATGTAATTTATTACTCAACATACAGAAGTGGAGAAGACCTGCAGTCGAAAGGAAATATCAAAGTAGAGGCTACTGAAGAAATGAAGCAAAAAAAGATAGAAGCATTAAAATGTTATAAATCTCAGATAGAAGCTACACCATGCCATTTCAAATTAGAAAATAAAGACGAATACTATATATGAAAACCTATATTGTCATACCTCAATATATTATTACTGAAGAAATAAAACAATTAGCCATAAATACAATAAAAAGTTTTAGAGACAATGCAGAGGTAACAATAATTTCAGTTGATGATGCTAGCCCGATGAATTGTGATTTTTTAAAAGAATTAAGTGATGTTTATATAAAAAATGATAAGAATGGAGGATTTTCTATCACCTGTAATACTGGATTCAAATGGATATTTGAAAATGAAAAAGACGATTGCTATATAATTTGCGCTAACAATGACATCAGGGTAAACAAAAGAGCAATCATAGCGCTGCAAGAACCTTTTGAAAAGTATGACAATGTTTCAATAACTGGAATAGTAAGTACTAAGGTTGATTATTACGAGGGAATCCCGATAGAGGAATTTAATTGGAACAGTATTTCAGAGGGTGGACAACTGCGAGATAGAATTCAGGATGGAGGACTTTGGATGAGCAAAAAATCAATTCTAGAAAAGATAGGCATATTTGATGAAGAATTCAAGCAAGGATATGAAGATATAGATTTATTCCTAAGAGCCAGAGATACTTTCGGAATGAGAATAGTGATGAGTGGCATGGGTGCTTATTGGCACAAACAGGGAGCAACAAGATTTAATCTCGGGTTTGATGGAAGATATTCTGACGCACACGAAAATCATAACTTGGATTATTTTTGCGAAAAATGGAAATTTAATCCGCACATCCGCCAGATATGGCAGGAAAAAATATTATTTAATATATGACACTAGCAGATTTGATCGCACAAACAAGGTTTATTTCTAACACATCCACCATCACTTATCCGGACGCGGATTTGACTGCGGCTTTGAATACCTATGTCGATTTGTTCACGACCGAAGTCTTGAACTCAATGGACGACTGGGATTTTTCCGCTGAAAGTGCTACGACAAGTCTGGTAGCAAATCAACAAGAATATCTATTACCTCTGGATATACTTAAAATTAAGCGCATTGAAGTTTCAATGGATGGGGTAAATTGGTATGTATCCACTCCGATGGATGTGAATGAAACAGGAAACGCCACCGATGCAGATACAGTTACAAAGAATTTTTACCCAACACGCCCGAAACACGATTTGATGGATAATTCAATTATTCTTTATCCGATACCTGATACCAGCGTTACTGCGGGATTAAAGATTTGGTACGAACATCTGCCTGCAGTCCTTGCTAGTTCAAATGACACGCCGAACTTAGCTAGACCATTTCATAAAGGACTATGTTACGGAGCTGCGAAAGATTATTTTGAAAAGTATCTGGAAGCAGGAGCTAACTCAAGCAAAGCAGTCAGCGCAGGACAAAATATGGAAACCTATATCGCTCGGATGAACACATATTACAGGAAAAAAGACCAAGACAGACCTTATAATTTAGAGACAAATTTTGTAGATTACGGGTATTAACAAACTTAAATAACTAATTAAACAATATGGCAAGCGTCGTACAATGGTGTGAAGATAATGGCACACAAACAGGCTCACCAGTCCACGGAACAACAAGAAGTGGATTTGGAGCGGACATCCATTTCGCAACAGACAATAATTGGAAGACAGTAGATGACTGTACTGCTAACAGTGGTACAACTTATTCAAATGCTTCAATAAGTGTACCGGCTTCGAGTTCTAACTATTCTATGCCCAAATACCAGTACGCTCACTTTAGCGGTTCTTTTACGCAGATTTCAGCGGCTAAGTGGTCAGCAGATACTTCGCAAACTGGAGCTTTCCCAACTGGAATTACTCTAAAAGGCACAGTCACATCAACTTATGCTACCCCCGCAGCGACAAACTTTTCTTTTGGAACAGATTTTACTTCGGTAGTGGCTATTGGCTCAGGTAGTGCGGTTAATTTTGCTACAGCTGGACCAGAGAACGGTTCACCTGCATCAACATTGTCAGCCGAAGGATATTCACAGTATCTGGCAACTCAGTTAGTTGTGACTTCGACGTGTTCAACTCCTGGAGATACGCCAGTAATTACCTTGACTCTTCAATGGAGCGAAAATTGATTCTAATTAAGTAATGCAATACTTATGAAATACCTATTCAGATGTGAATTTGATAATCAAACCTATTTCCAGACTAAAGAAGATGTCAGCAAAACCGAGAAAACAAAATCCGCTTTCTTTGATGTAATGGATAAGGATTTAAAGAAGTTTTGGCTGGAAGGAGAAGGACACAAGTATCTAGTTGATTTAATAGACGGACATTTTGAGATAGACGGAATATCATTTAAGATGCACGAAGAAGAATTAAAAGATTTCCGAATCATCTACTATCGTAGAATAACCGTAAATCTACAAGGAACTTCAGAAATTGGAAGAGAAGTAGAATTCTGTCTCGGATGGCAGACTACAAAAGATGGTAAAAACTATAAGCAAATAATGACAATACTATGAGTTTAGATGTAGCTAAAAATTTTTCTAAGGTAACAGTATCAACAGGGTACGATGGTTCTGCGACTACCGTAGTACTTTCTGCTTCTGAAGGTGCAAAACTTCCAACAGTTCCTTTTAACGCTGTTTGGTTTAATTCAACAGATTATACTGACCCGACTGATGACCCAAACAAAGAAATTATCAGAGTAACCAATATTGCAACCGATACTTTAACAGTTACTCGCGCTCAAGAATCAACTTCAGCGGCAACACACAATACTGGTGGAAAGTCCTATAAGATGATTGCCGGACTTACGGCCAAGGTTATCAATACAGATATTCCAGCAATGAATGTGGCTTCAGCAACAGTAGCTTTTGGATGCACACTCGACACCGACGGAACTCTCGCCGCTAATTCAGATACTAAAATACCTTCTCAAAAAGCAGTAAAGACTTATGCTGATACAAGACTACCTGCTGGTATAATTTCACCTTATTCAGGTTCTACTGCTCCAAGTGGTTATTTGCTTTGTAATGGAGCAACAGTCTCACAAACAACTTACGCTGCACTTTTTGCAATAACTGGGCATACTTACGGAGCAGATCCAGGCGATGGAAATTTTATACTTCCTAACTTAAAAGGAAAAGTAATTGTTGGAGTAAATGCTTCTGAAACAGAATTTGATGTTTTAGGAGAAACTGGGGGAGAAAAAAAGCACGCGCTTATAGAAGCAGAATTAGCGGAGCATACCCATACACTTCCTCCAGGAAGAGCAACAGACAACTTTAATGACGGAGGAGCGTATGTGGCTAGAGGCTATACAAACAGTGCCACTAATCCGACTAGCCCTGGAGCTACCTGTGTACCGAGCCTCACAGGTTCAGGAACAGCTCACAACAACTTACAACCATACATCTCTCTAAACTACATTATCAAAACTTAACCCCCCTCAATATAAGAAGAAACCCATAGAAAAGAATTAAATGATAACAATATCCTTTCAACTATCAGAACAAGACTTTCAGACATTAGTAGATGACTATTGTGTCCTTTACAATTACCAAGAAAGAACTCCTGATTATAATAAGACTTCAACAGTAGAAAACCCCGAGAGTAAGGCTGAATTTACCCGCAGAATGTTAATTCAAGAAGTAGCCAATAAAGTCAAAGATATAGAGTCTAAAAAAACACCTCTAATAACAATTGTCTAATACAATAGACTTTTCACAATACAATGCAATTTTCATCACAATACGGACAAACGCCTTTAGGCGGAATATCGGGAAGTACTGGAATTACTACCCAAACAAAAACCCAATCAGGAAAGGCTGATATTTCAGGTACTGTTACTAAAACTCAAGGTGGTTTGGCGAATATTAGAATTTCAGGTTATGGAAATAAAAGTCAGTATGGTGTAGCGAGAATTAAGGCAACACTGAAACTGCAACAAACTGGAAAAGCGTTTATATTATTGAATAGAATTTTAGTAATCAATGGCGTTTCTAAAATTAAGGCGACACTATCTAAGAACCAATCTGGAAAAGCTGATATTAAAGCGACGCAATCAAAAACACAATTGGGAGTTGCAAGAATTTCAGTTACAAACATAAAGACACAGAGCGGGGTAGCAAATATAATTCCGAGAACGGTCACATTAACTCAGTCAGGCGTTGCGAGCATATCTTTGACAAAGAATAAAACTCAATCAGGTAAAGCATATATCCTAGTAACAAGTTGGACACCAAGAACTAAACCGTCATCTAATTGGACAGATAGAACTAAACCATCAACTATTTGGGCTAAACAAAGTAACTAATGAGATACCTAAGAAACATCCTAGTGGCAATAGACCAATTGGTAAACGTCATTCTCGGTGGAGCAACAGATGAAACAATATCATCCAGGCTAGAAAGAAATTATGATGACTCTTGGATGGAAAAAACAGTCAATTGGCTGTTCAGTTGGCAAGGTGGAGAGCATTGTCAAAACTCACTCGAACCCGAAGATAGAACTAAAGATTCAATAATAAAATGAAACTACAAACAGTAAATTATAACGGATTTTTTGACGGTATCGCCCAATCACGGCATATCCAAAAGGGCTTTGACTCGCTCGTCAATGTGGACGTACACACCGACATCGGGAGTGTTACTCCGCAGGTGGCTTTGGCGACCGACGCGACCAGTGGCGTTCCGACAGAAACGTGTGTCCAATGCACCGCACCAAGCGGAACTGTATATCTTTTCTCGACTACGACAGGAAAGATTTGGAAACTATCCACCAATGGAGCATATTCAAGCGTATCTGCCAACTCTAACACCGCTCATCGTGGTTGCCGATACTACAACGGATATATTTGCTACTGGACAGCGACCAGACTGGGTATTTTTACCCCTGATGGTGAGGGAAGCAGAAATGACAATAAAGGGGCATTTTCCAACAGTAACGGTTTTGGAGTGTGTGAAGAAAACCTGACTTTGTTCATAAATGACGGTAAATATGTCGCTTCACTTAATTCAGCGATGACTTTTGCTCCCAATGCCCTAGATATAGCCCCGCAGTATACCGGAACTTGTATAATCCCCGACGGACTGACCAACATCTTAGTTGGAACTATTATCGGAACAAACGTTCACACTTGTCGAGCTTTTCTTTGGGACACTTATTCAGATTCCTATACTTTGTCTGATGAAATACCGGAAATCGGAGTCAATTGCTTTATAAACTGCGACGAAATAATCCTAGCTCAATGCGGCACGACCGGAAAACTCTATCAATGGACAGGTCAATCGTTGTCTTTATGGGAAAATGAACTGCGAGGTCAAACGACTTCAACTGGTTGGCAGATGTCAACTCAGCTCAATTCTCGCCCCTTAATCGCTGCTGGTAACGCAGTTTATTCAGTTTATCGGAAGAACGCCACTATGCCCCGTGTTTTAGTGCAAGAATACACCGCTACAGGTCAGATAACCTCAATTGGTACATCGGGTGGCACTTTGATAGTTTCGGTGGCTGGGGGCGTAAATAAGACGGGTACAGCCAAGGCTACGGCGACCATCGTGACCCCTGAAATAGCCGGAGCGTTCAATAATGTCATAATCGACTATCAGACCTATCCAGAGGGCGTGGGGATTGAAACCAATACGTCAGGCGCAGGATGGGTGACGCAGACACCGATTATCGACACTTTGAACAACAAGATATGGTACGACGGAGGGTTGGTATGTTGCGACTTCTTGCAAGCGAGAATCACTCTGACTGGTACAGCGGTAATCACTAACATTAAGTTTATCTAATTATGCCAAACATCATAAACTGGAAATTACGCGCAGGGACGCAGCAAGGACAAGAAACCGCCGACCAAAAACTAGCGGAAGGAATGAAATATGTGGAAATGTTGAAAAATACCGGAATGAACGTGATAAGTGTCGAAAACACAGGTGACTTTTTAAAAATAACGACGGAATAAAATGGGAACAGGATTGCCACTGGGAGTTCAAAATCAAACAAACCAAATCGGACAGTTCAAACAACTGATTATTGGAGCTGGTTCAAACGTGTTCAAGGCTAATACTTCGGGAATATTTTGCGGACAAACTAATTACAGCGCCGCACCACTTAGATGGGATTACTCAGGAAATTTTTATGCTTCTAGTGCTATCATAAGTGGTAACATTACAGCGACAGGAGGTTCGATTACAGGTTCTTTTGATATTACAACTACTGGTGGTCAAATAAAAGCATACAACGACATCACCTCAACTCATGGAGCAATCAACGCCTACAATGGATTTTCTTCTTCTAATGGAGGTTTGTCGGTATACAATGATATAGTTTCAACACATGGTGGATTAACCATACAAAATGACATAGTCGGACATGGAAAACTTACCATTGGTGATGATTCTACTTTTTCTAAAAGTATAACGGCGAGTAATGATATTTCTTCTTCTGGCGGTTCCATTCATGCCTATAATGATATTTATACCGATCATGGTTCAATGAGATGCTCCAATACGTTTACTTGCGGGCAAAGACTGACAGTCAATGGAGGAGGGATGGATGTTTATGGCGGTGACATTTTTAATCACGATGGTAATGTCCACACGAAAAACGATTTTTATTCAGACAACGGTCAATGTAATGTTTATAATGACATAACAACCAGAAATGGAAAATTTATTTGTAACGGACATGGGGGTGTTAGTAATGGAGGATTCACGATAGTTACCAGCGTAAATTTCGGAAATCAGACTTACGGAACACATCAATTTAGAATAGACGGAGGAATAATAACGTCAACATAAAAATATGAACATGACACCATTTCAACGCAATAATTTACTCCGTTTTCTAGATAGAGTGGAATTAAAAGGAATGAATGAAGCTGATGCTTTTGTGGAAATTATAAACATCCTCCGAACCGAAGAAAAACCCGAAGAACCTATAACCGATAATCAATCAACTAATTAAATATGGATCAGACAACACAACCTTTAGCACCAACTCCAGTAGGCACAGCACCTGTTGCGCCAGCGACACCAGTTTCAACTCCTGCACCGACACCCGTCGGAACAGTCGCTCCTGCACAGGATAATGCCCCAGCAACACCACAGTCTACACTTTTACCAACCATGAACGCTTCTGATGTTTATAGCCCCATTAACGTAAAACAAGTCCTAACTGGTTCTACTTCTTCATACAAGAATATGAAGTTAAGTAAACTTGAGAAGAAAATAACATCTGCGAATGATTTAGCTGCGATGAATGAAATAAATATTAAGAATCAACCAGTCGCAATGGGAGTAGCCACAGGAGAAGCCGCCCATCAATCAGCACTGGATACTGCAAGAATAAACTCAGTAACTGGACTTTATAATACCAAACTTTTAGATGAACAAAGAAAAGAAGCTGAAAGACAACAGTTTATTTCAACTTATGGAGCAGACCCAAAACAAAGACCAAAAGGAATGAGCAAGAGAGAATTTTCAAAGGCTTTAGGTGCTGGACAATTTCAGAATCTTTTAACAACTGACTATAAATTAAAACAGGCGCAACTAGCAAAAGCATTAGCACCATCAGCAGCAGAATCAGGAACATGGGATCAGAAAACAGATGCTCAAGGTAGAACATACTTATTAAATAATAAAACAGCCGAAAAGAAATATGATACAAGTTCTACTTCAGATAGTAGTGTAGATGGGAATTGGAGTGGAACACAATCTACTGATAATTCAACATCTGGAACACAAAACACAAATGGAACTTCTGTCTCAAATACTCCAACTGGAACAGCTATGGATGCTAATGGAAATTTAATATCAACAAATACATTACCAGAGGGTGGTCAATGGGTACAAACAGATGCTTCAGGAAATCCAGTTACACAATCTACAAATCAATCGACACAGGATAACTCACAATCTCAAACATCATCACAATCTAATTTTACGACATCTTCTACTCCTACTGGATTAGTAATGGATACTACTGGAAAAGTGTCTCCTATGGACATGAAAGAACCTCTCCAAGATGGACAAAAATGGGTAAAACAAGTTACTTCTCCTGGTTGGACAACAACTGCAGCACTTCCAGACCCTGCATTACAGAATGTAATAAATCCAGTAATAAATGCTACTCAGGAAGCAGTATATCAGGATTCTTTAACTTATCTATATGCTTCCAATCCAGCTTCTGCTTTAGGTGGAATGGGATTAGGACAAAATTCACAGGTTAGGAATTATCGTATGGCAGTTAGAAATAAGGCTGGCGCTATTTCGCATGAATTAGGATTAAATGAATATCAAGCAAGAGCATTATTTAAAGCTAATAGTACAGCAGCAACACAGGTAACTAATCGATTAGCTTTGATTGAAACGACTGGAAACACATTGGCTCAACAATTCCCAAGACTTGAAACATTGGCTGATAAGGTAAAATCTGAAGGATTAAATATAACAGAATCAGATATACAAGCTGGTTCTGCAGAAGTTCTTACTAAATTTGGAAGTCCAGCAGCTGCTTCCTATGTTGAACTGATAACTACTGTTCGTGGTGATTATGCTGCTATGCAAAGAGCAATAGGTGGTGGACAAGGTGGAGAATATCTAAGAGATGCAGCCACAGATGCAATTCCTGCTGGTCTTACAAGTGAACAGTATAAGGCTCAATATGATACGCTATCCATATCAATGCAGAAAGCTAAAGCAGCTTCGCAAAATGAAGTTCAAAGTTTACTAAATCCAGCTGTTAAAAATGATAACACAAGTTATGATAATGTATCGGCTGGTTCAACCATAACTTATAATGGTCAGGAATATACCGTTGATGCAAACGGAAATATGACCCCAGTACAATAATATGAATATAAATGATTTAAAACCAGGGTCATATCAGGTTAAAACACAGGGAACCGGTGCTCCGTTGAATGTTAAAAATTTGCCAACAGGAAGTTATACCACTAATCAACAAACACAAACATCAACACCAGTGTTATCACCAACCATATCTTCTTGGTGGGATAGAGAAATTGGTAATACTACTAAAAATTCAAGCACTCAAGAAAAGATTAGTTCTCTAACTAATCCGATAAACATAGGAAAACAATTTATTAAAGGTGCTGCTTCTACTTTTGCAGGATTATCAAACTTAGTAAGTAAAGGTGCTGAAAAATTAGGTATTCCACAAGCACAAAGTAAAGAATTAGAACAAACAAAACAATGGGCAGAACCTCAGGGTTGGCAAGATTATTTAAACCCAGGAAGAATTGCGGAAACAGTTGGTGAGTTTGCTATGCCAGAAAGTCTTGCAGTTAAATCAACAAAAATAGCAAATGCTTTAGTTGATGGAATGAAACTTGCTCAAGAGTTTGGCAAAACAGGAGAATATGCCGCAAATATAACTAAACTGCTTACTAAAATGGGAATTTCTGGTATTACTACTGGTGGTGTTATGGCTGCGCAAACAGGTGATCCAAGTCAAATGGATTTTACTAAATTAGGTTCTGGTGCTCAATGGGGAGCAGTAATACCAGGAGTAGGTGCTGCAGTGGGTGCAACAAAAAGAGCAATAGCAGGTACACTCGCAGAAAATGTTGGTAAGGCAGTTGGAATGACTGGTAAAATGAATGTTACGGGAGCTCTGGACGCAATACCAAAAGCGACAAGAGCTTTAAATACTTTATACACGGAATCAAAAGGAACGATAGTAAAAGACATAGATGGAATAGAAAAAGCATTTGAACCATCGAAAGCTACTTTTGGAGAAACATTACAAGCACTAAAAACAACTAAAGATAAAATATATAATAGTTATTCTGAACTCGCCAATAAAACAGGAGAAGTGGGTGCTAATTTTTCTCATCAAGACTTTCATCAAGTCGTTGGTGGATTGAAAGAAATGGCTAAAAACGCTATTGGAGCGACTAAAAGTAAGGTTAATGGTATTATTCAAGATATGGTAGAAAATTATGGACAACTTACTAAAAGTGGGGAAATGGTATTTAATGAAACACCACTTGGAGATATACAGAAATTTATTGAAGATATAAATAAAGATGTAAACCCATTAACTAATAAGGCGGGTGCTGAAGTATCAGGTAAAGCATCACAACTTTTTCGTGGAATAATGGATAATAAAATAACATCTGCAACAGGAGAAGGTTACCAAGCATTAAGAAGTCAGTATTCAGACCTTAAATCAATAGAAAACGCACTTATAAATCAATTTAAAAAACACGCCAGAGGAACTGGAAGTGGTGTTTCTGATTGGGTTAGTGGTTTTGGAAATCTTGATACTGTTGTCGGTCTTTTAACTGGAAACCCTGCTCAAATATTAAAAGGAACTGGTATGAATTGGATGTCTAAAATAATTAAGAATCTAAGAAGTCCAGAAGCAAAATTACAAAAGGTTTTCCAAGAATTAGAAAAAGGAACATCTCAAGGCAGCGATATAAAAAACTTTATACTTGGTAGTCAAGGTAAACCTCTCACTAATGGAGAACAAGCGGTTGTAGATAATATAAAAAATACTCCAGCAGGTATGTCTATTCAAGATGTATCCCAACCCCTACAAGAAGGAGTTAGCAAATCTGAAATAAAAAGCGGAATGAGAGATGAAGTTAGAAGTGGTTTAAAAAGTGCCATAACTTCACTT